GCGTGGGTGATGTCGGCCTTGGTCGGCTTCTTGTTGAGGCCGGGCTTCACGATGTTGACGGTCCAATAGACATTGAACCCGTCCGCATTCATCCGCGCCGCATCACTCAGCGCCGCATCAATGTCGGTGGCGAACTCGCGGCCATGCACTCCGATGCCGTTCGGGTGGATATAGACCAGATGGATCTGGTTGAGGTTGGCGAACAGGTCGCGGGCGATGGCCGGATCAAAGGCGAGGGGGCTGGCCATCAGAATGGCACCTCATTCTCGTGGATTTTGGCCACCTCATCGCAGACGCACGAATAGGCATGGGCAAGGAACCCCATCCACTCCCCCTCGGTCATGGTCGCAAGATCGGTCTTGCCGATGCCTTCAAGGTACTCGCCAATGGCGGGGCTGGCGGCGTCGATCGCGCGCTTCTCGTCGTAACTCGGTATCATGTTGCCCCCTCTGCTTGCGGCAATTTTCAGGCATTTCATCGAACAGCAGTGAACCGGATTGGCTTTCTGGCCGAAGCGGTCCAAGCCGGGATTGGTGAAGGCGAAGCCGCGATGGGGTCGCCCGCAAAAGCACTGCCTCACCCCGGACCACCCTTGAGGACATAACGAACGGTCGGGGCATCCGTGCCGGCGCTGTCAATCAGCTCGGCATCAATCCGGTATCCCTGCTCCCGCAGGTAATGGATGCGGACGTGCAAAGACTTGCGGGATGCGGCCACCTTGCGCCAATCCCGGCTATCTAGCGGCGACTGACGAAGCCGCAGCAGCAAGTGATTTTTTCGGGCCATCACGCCGCCTCCTGTCTGGGCTCAAAACGGAAGCCCACGATCTCGTCGTATTTGCCATTGCGCTTCACGCGGATGTGCGATGGCACGGCGATCTCACCCGCTCGGGCCAGTGCCTCGGCCACGGTGCGCGGCACGGGGGCAGGGGCGCGGCGCAGCCACCATCCCTCGGCTTTCGTGCGCGCGTAGCCCTGGTGGTCGAAGCACACCCATTCGCGCTGAAAGGTCATGCCGATGCGGTAGCTGACCTTGAGGCTGTCGGGCGACCCGAGCTTGGTGTGGACCGCATAGCTGGCCTCCGACACTTCCAACCATTCAGGCTCGACCGAGAGGATGGGCTTTTGGGCCGGGATCACGTCCACCACCCGCTCGGGCGGCGGGAACTCAAAGCCGCAGGCCGGGCAAAGCCGCGTCATGGTGCCGCAAGCGCACTGGCACTCCGGACATTCCTTGAACGGCGCCACCCCTTCGCCCTTGCCCTTCTTCTCCGGTATCCACGGGTCATCGAACGGGCCGTGGCGCGCGATGTTGCCGCCGAAGTCGAGGATCAGGCAGTCGGTCTTGCCCGTTTCTGGCGAGAGGCGGGTGCCGCGCCCGACCATCTGCACGTAAAGTCCCGTCGATTTTGTGGGCCGGGCCAGCGCCACCAAATCCACATGCTTGGCATTGAAGCCGGTGGTCAGAACGCCTTGGCTAACCAGAAAGCGTAGCCGCTGGGCCTTGAAATCGGCAATCGTCCGGTCCCGCTCGGCCTTCTCGGTGTCGCCAAAGACCCCGCGCCCGGCAAATCCCCGCTCATTCAGCGCCTCGGCCAGCACCTCGCAATGCTTGACGGTGCAGCCAAAGATCAGCCAGCCCTTGCGGTCATGCCCCGCCTCGATGATGCGGTCCGCGATGGCACCTACCACATCCGGGTCGAGCGCCGCGCTCTCAAGCTGGGCGGCGATGAACTCGCCCCCGCGCGTGCCGATGCCAGCGGTGTTGATCTGGGCAGACTGACGGTAGGATACGGGCGGGCACAGATATTTCTCATCGATCAGGCCGCGCACGTTGGTGTCGTGGGCAATCCCGTCGAAGATCGCGCCGTCGCCCTGATCGAGCCGCCCGCTGTCGAGGCGAAACGGTGTGGCGGTCAGGCCGACGATCTTGAGCGCCGGGTTGATCGTTTTCAGGTCGGAGAGGAACTTGCGATACATCGTCGTATCGGTCGGGCTGACCAGATGCGCCTCGTCGATCAGCACCATGTCCACCCGGCGCGGCAGCTTGTAGGCCTTCTTGTGGATGGACTGGATTGAGGCGAACATGAGCGGCGCGCTGATGTCGCGGCGGTTGAGGCCGGCGCTGTAGATCCCCCACGGCGCGTCCGGCCACAGCCCGACCAGCTCGGCGGCATTCTGGGCGACCAGTTCACGAACGTGCGTCACCACCAGAATGCAGGCGGTCGGATCGGTGTCAAAGACCAGTCGGCACCACTCGGCAATGACAAGGCTCTTGCCCGCGCCGGTCGGCAGCACGACAAGCGGATTGCCATTGCGGGTTGCGAACCAATCCCAGAGATCGGCCAAGGCCTGCTCTTGGTATGGTCGGAGTTGCAGGGCCATGGCTCAAGGCTCCCCGCATCCGCGGTCGATCCAGGTCGAGCCATCGGCCATGCGGTAAGTGATGCCCTGCGGCGTTGCGTCGATCTGGTCGCCGGGCACGAGGTCGGGGAGGAAGCGGTGCAGGGGGCACTCTCCGCCGCGTTCTTGGTCGGCGCGCGAAAGGCCGATGGCGAAATGCACGCATCGCCATTCCGTCTGGCCAGTGAATGCATTCGGGGCGCGCAGCGGCTCGCTGTGCAGGCAGGTTCGGCAATTGCGCTCGGGTGCTGCGCCCTCGTGGCAGATGCCGCGCCAGTCGCACCACTTGCAGCCGAAGTTGTCGGGGCCGCCGATGCGCTGGGGCGCGTGATCGCTGAAAATAATGCGCTCGGCCTTGGCCTTGAGGATCAGGGCAAAAGCGGGGTCGGCATTCGTGCGAACCGCAGTCCACCGCCGTGCGCCGGGCGAGGTGCAGACGAGGTAGTGCCGGTCAATCCCGGCGTAGTCCATGTAGAGGACGGCCTGCGCGTAATAGACCGGGTTCCACTCGGCCAGCGCGTGCTTCTCGCCCACTTTGCGCTTGGCCTTGTCCAAGTCCTGCCACTTCTCGGACGCCTTGATCTCGACAACGTGCCAGGTCTTAGGCGCTTGCCGCAGCCCCAGAGCCACGCCGTCCATGTGGCCAGAAAAGTGGCCGCCCAAGTCCTTGAAGCCGAATTGTTCGCCCGCCTCGTCGGTGTCGTGCAGTTCGATGCCGGGAACCGCCTTGAGGCGCGCAATGGCCACCGCCTCGCTCGCGTGGCCATCCTCGAACCGCTTGATGGTGGTCGCGTCGAAGGCGGGCAGGGCAACCCAGCGAAAGCCATACCAAAGGGCACGCTCGCAAGGGTTGCCAATGGCCGACATGCCGAGATAGGCCCGGCGGCGGCGATCTTGCCCCGCTTCAAGCGCAGCATCTGCGGCCTCTAGCGTTAGGCACGACTTCTCTGGTAGAGCGGCCATCGCCTACTCCTTCGATTGTCAGTCAGGGAATGGTGCCGGGCGGCGTCCGTCGAAAAGCCGCCGCCCGGTTTCACACGTTGCTAGGCCGCAGTGCGCTTCCAAGGCGCGCCACCACCAGCCGCAGCAGCAGGCTTGGCGGCGGAAGGCCGGAAGCCGCCAGACGCGGCGGGAGCCGCGCCACCAACGGCCTTGTAGGTCTTGACCGAGTTGGACGCGCCGTATTCCCGGCCATTGGCGGTGCGCGGCGGATCAACCTTCACCACCGCGACCATCGGGATCATGTGCAGTTCCTCGCTGTCGGACACGGAGTGCGTCTTGCGAACACCGTAGAGGGCGTGACAGATGGCCGAGAGCTGGCGCTGGGCAATCTCGACTGCCTGCGCGTTCGGGTTGTCGATATTGAGCCGGTCGAACAGCTTGCGGCCAGCCTGATCGCCTTCGGTGATCTCAAGTTCCAGCTTGAGAATCCGCCCGGTCTTGGCCGAGTTCTCAACCACTTCCGACGAAGTGATCTGCACCTTGTATTCGCCGGGCGGGATGGGCTGATAGTCGCCCTGCGGTTCGACTTGCGAGGCGTCGAAAGTGCCTCCGAGAAATGCCATAGTTCAGTTCCTTTCTGTCAGTCAGGGTTAAGCCGCTGCCGCAAGGGCTTCGGCACTCGACGCTGCGACGGCGGCACTAAGCTCATTCCAATCGAGCGGGAGTTCGGGGGGCAGGTTATGCCGGTTCTTGGCGAGGAAGGCGGGCCGCTCCTCGGTATGCATGACGCGGGTGCCAGAGCCGACGCCGCGCGCCACCTTCTTCATGCCCACGTCCGACTTGGTGACGCTGGTCTTGAAGTTGGCGAACAGCACCATGTCGGCATGTTCCTGCACCAGCGCGGAAGCCAGTCGGTGCAGCTTGATCTGGTAGCGGTCAAACGGCTCGGTTTCCGGGCTGTCGAACCGCTTCACCTCGGCATGGGCGGTCTGGATGATTACCATCCCCTTGTCGTTGCGGAGCGCGTTCACAGCGTCGAGATAGTCGCGCCACACGTCGAGAGCGGAGAGATAGCCGCGCCCATATCCGACATCCTCGATCGACTGCCATTGCTTCGAGGGATTGGCCTCGTTGTTGCGGCGAATGGCCTCGGCCCACACCAGCGGCTCCAGCCAGTCGAGGCTATCCACCACCAGCGTCTCGAAGTCGTGATCCTCGCTGTAAAGCGCGGTCATGGCTTCCATCACGTCCGCAAAGCTTTCGGCCTTGGGGAAGGCGTCGATCACTTGGCCGGACGGGTGCCCATCCTCGATATTGATCAGGACGGGCTTGGGGGCGGAGCCGGCAAAGGTATTCTTGCCGATGCCGTGCGGGCCGTAGATCACGATCCGGGGCGGCTTGGGGGCTGAGAGCCGATTGAGGCTTGCGAGGGAAATGGCCATCACGCCGCCTCCCGATCGCGCAGCACGATCTCGAACTTCGGCTTGCCCGCCTTGACGGTGCGCGCCGGGGTGAACAGGTCACGGATGGCGCTCGGCCATGCGTCGTATTTCCGCTCCTGCACCGACAACTTCGTCTCGACGAATTCGGCCGGGTCGCTCGCCCACTCGTCGCGGATCGTGGCGATGGCGTTGGCCAGCCGGTCCTGATCCCAAGCGACAGTCTTGGGCACCGTCACCTTCACGTCGAAATCACCATCATGGCGGTGATGGGTGCCGGTGCCATTGAGGCCAGCGGCATATCGGCGGGTCATCACGCCATGCAGGATTGCCTGCATCTGCTGGGCGGCGGCGAGGTGCGCGTCGGCCTCGGCCTGCAGGTTCGCCAGCACGGCGATGGGCAGCTTGTCGAGAATGCCGGGGTCGGCATCGCTCAGCCCCTCAAGGGTCATGGTCATAGTCAGTCCTTTCGTCAGTCAGGGTTTCAGTGTTTCGTCAGGGGGTAGTGGGCTGGGCGGAGGCTGACGCGGCGATCTGAAATCCGTGGCGGCCTTACGGCTTGGCCCCTCCGCCCATATTCGGTTCAACTGCTATCGAGCGGCGCGACGGTGACGTGGGCAAGGCCAGGGATGCTGAGGTCTCGAACCCACGATCCCGCATCGTTCCATCGATCATCGGGAAGCGGCAATTCCTTGACCAGCACGTCCTCGATCGCCTTGAGGCAATTGCTGCAATCGCGGCGGCGGTTCTCAATCCCCAGCCGGAAATGGATCTGCATCGGCTGATCTTTGGGCCAAACCGGCTTGCCAGCCGCCCTCTATGCGATGATCACATGATAGCTCGCCTCATTCAGCCACGCCTTGTATTGCGCCGACTTGGCTCTGCCGCCATCCTTGAGGTTCACGAACAGGTTATTCGCGCTCGGCGGCAAGGGGATGGTGACGGAGAAGGCGGGGCCGGTCATGACGGGATGCCAAAATAAGAGCCCTGCTGGCCGTAGAATGCAGCCGACTTGCGCCTTTCCAGCAACTTACGCTCAAGCGCGCGCGCCACAGCGCGGTCGATCTCGCAACCGGCTACATCAAGCATCCGCGCAAACGGGCTGGCCTTGGCGAAAGCCATGCGGATCGCCTCTAGCAGGGCTCGCTCGTCCAGCTTCATGCGTCACCCCCAAACATTTCTTCTTGTCCGGTGGCGGTGCCGCGCATCGCGCAAAGAGCCTTTTCGGCGGCATCCCTGATGGCGATCAGATTGGCCTCGGCCTCGCGCTCAAGCTGCGTCGTGCCATGAAAGCACCGCCCCTCCGGTTCAGTCAGGATCGAGAGCAAATCGTCATCAATCACGCCGAACAGCAGATTGAGCGCCCAAACCGGGATAACTGAAACAACGGCATTGCGTTCCTGCGAAAAATAGCTGCGCAGCGTGTTGTAAGGGATGCCGCTGTCGTGGTGGATGGCCTTGAGCGTGATGCCGCGCTTGGCCAGAATGCGCCCAATACGCACTTGGCGCTCGCGCACACGCTCCATCGCCTGAGCCGTGATATCGTTATCGAGAGCCATGATCTCGTTGCACCTCCACGCTATAAAGAGTGCCATGAAAGGAGCCAAACCAAGCGGGGGTGGCGAGCTTGTTGCTACCCCCGCCACCCCCACAAATTACGCCATTGCCGGGCATTCTCAGGGTCGCATGGACGCCAATCCCTCCCCCGATTGTTCCTTCCGGTGCCCGGCCTTCAGGGCCGCTGGCGATGTCGGCCCTCGAAATACGAGGGTTGGCGAACTGAATAATGGCGGCGCAGGTCATGCGGCTTCGCCTTGGGCGGCAGTGATGCCTGACCGCTCCAGAAAATCGGCCTGCCAATCCGAGAAAGGGACTGCGCCGGCTGTCGCGGCATCGATCTTGCGAGCCGTATCTACATCAGGAAAGCGCGATCCGGCAGCATACCGATGGATGGCAACTTGCGTGACGCCGATCGCCGCACCCAAGCCATTTTGGGTGTTGCCGTCGATCGCCAGCCATTCGGTCAGGGAGTGCTGAAACTTGCTCATGGCTGAACAAAATACCGAAATGGTATCTTATTGCAATACCAATTTGGCCATTCCGCAAAATTTTTCCCGGCTGCATTCCATGCCAATGGGGTATCTTGAGCGCCTAGCTGAGCTGCGGAAGCAGAAAGGGTTGACGCAGGGGCAGCTTGCCGAACTGATTGGCGTAGAGCAGCCGACCGTCCAACGATGGGAAAAAGGCAAGCGAGAACCGTCATTTGACCAGCTCTTTAGTCTTGCGACTGCGCTGGGCGTTGATCCGTCATCTTTGCTCGACCCGATCGCGGCAATTCCGCTCGGCCCACGCCTTTTTGTAAAGGGCGAAGTGGCGGCCGGCGTCTGGCGCCAGGCGAACGAGCTGCCCGAAACCGAGTGGCAGGCTTTCACCGGGCGATCTGACGTTGCGGCCAATCCTGAGCATCGCTTTGGCCTGCGAGTCAGGGGTGACAGCATGGATTTGATCTATCCGCCGGGGACGATCATCGAATGCGTGTCAGTCTTTGGCCATGCCGAGATTGCGCCGGGCAAGCGCGTTGTGGTTGTCCGTATCCGCGAGGATGGCGACTGCGAAGCTACGGTGAAGGAACTTGTCGAGATGGACGGCGCGATGTGGGCGGTGCCCAAGTCGAGCAACCCCGCCCACTCGGCCATCAAGCTGGACGAGCCGGAGCCGGGGATCACGGAAACCCGGATCGCTGCCGTGGTGGTGGCATCCGTCAGGCCGGAATAGGAGTTAAGTCGATGGGCGCTCTCGCAATAGTCCTATGGATCGTTGCCCTTGCCGGCGGCGCGGTTTTCCCTCCGATCTTTATCGCGCCGATTTTTGCCACCTATCTATGGTGGAAGCGGCAACGCACGGCCCCCAAGTTGGCCCGCGTATTCGATCCCGATGAATTGCTTAAGCTCGTGCAGCTTCGTGACAGCGGGGCGCTGAGTGAGGATGAATTTGAAGCTCAAAAACGCCGGATCATGGGCGCGCCAGCTCGGGGGAAAAGAAAAAATACCAAAGCGGCATAAAGCCCCTTGACCCTTCAATACCGTATTGGTATTTAATCCCCACACCACGGGGATGAGCCGCAAGCGCAGACTCCCCGCCAATCTGGGGACTGCACATGTTCGACCGCACCGCCTACTTTGCTGAGCGCCGCGCCGGGATTGCCGCGCTGACTGCCGTGATTAGCGAGATGGATGCCGAGCGCGATGCGCGCCGGGCGGCCGTTCCGGCTTTCAACATTACCGCCGATCAGGTCGCCGCGATCCGCGCGCTGGACCCCAGCCACACCGGCCATTGCCTTGGCCAGATGCACCGCGCCCACCATTTCAACCATCGGGAATGGGCGGATCGTCGCAGCTACAGCACGAGCATTCGCGCGAGCGACGCAATCCACGCCGAATGGTTTGCCAACGAGGCCGCCAACATGGCCGAGGCATGGGCCGCATGGCACCGCGCCACCGCCTTGCAGGTGGCCGCGTGATGGCCGGCGGTATCGTCGTGCTGCGCGACACCTATCGCGGGTGGCACATCGGCCCCGACGTGTTCGGGTGGACCGCAATCAGCCCGAACTACGACGCTTCGTGGGAAGGCGAGGAAAGTGGCTGGCGGGACAACGGCGAGAAGGCTTGGGGCCGCACGCGCGCCGAGTGCGAGGAAGCCGTTGACGAATGGTTTGACGAGTTCGGCACCGAGGCCGACCATGAAGCCCATGCGGCTGAGGAGCGCGCCAAGCTGGCCGATCACCTCGCCAGCTTGCCCGCCGAGCGGCAGGCCCAGCTTCGCGCGGAGTGGGGCTGATGTGGGTCTCTTTTCGGCACTGGATCTCCAGCAAGCGCGACGAGGCCACCGACCTCGCACAGGACAATGGTCAATTCGCCGCTTGGATCGGCGATGACCGGCGCTTGCCTTACATCGAGGGCGACCGCCCCTTGGCCGATCAGCCTTGGCCGGTGCGGAGGTTGGCGGCATGATGCCCCGCCACACCGACCCGATGCCGTGGACCGCGCTGGTCTTGCTCGGCTTCCTGATTGCCACCGGCTTCTACTTGCTGGCCGTGGTGGTCGATTATTGGCTGGATCTGCCGCGATGACCCCGCGCAGCTATCACTTCGTGCCCATGTCGGATGACAGCCGCGCGGCCGAAGCCGAGCTGGCCCGACTGGTCGAACAGGCCCCACGCGCCGATCGCATGAACACCCTGATGGCCGTGGCTGCCACGCTGGTGCTGGCGCTCGATGTGCTGTGCGCCGTGGCGCGGGGGTTTGGCCATGGCTGACCACAATTTCCCCATCACCATCAACCGCAGGGAGCCGGGCGGCGACCGTAAGGACAGCCGCCCGGAACAGACAATGAAAAAGGCCATTGGCACCACCGCCACGATCAACAGCAGCCCCAGCGCCACGGGGGCCTTTCCTCCGCTGCCGCGCCAGCCTTCGATGGCCGAATGGCTGGCCGGCAAACAGCGCGGCGCCGGCCTGTTCTGGCGCAAGGCTGCAAACTGAGATGACCGCTCAGCGCCAGCCCCTTGACCCAGCGCCGCTCTCGGTGGCGCAGCTGGCCGCCCGCTGGGGGTGCAGCGAGGGGCTGATCTACAAGCTGATCGACAAGGGCGAGTTGCATTGTTTCCGCCCTGGTGCGCTAATCCGCATCCGCATTGCAGAGGTGGAGAGATTCGAATGCCAGCCAATGACAGCGCCTACAGCGTCCAGCGCTTCCGGGGCGGCTTTGCCCTTGTCTGGTGGTCAGACGGCAAACGACATCGCCGAACCCTGTCCGCCCAAGATCGCACGAGCGCCGAGGCGGAAGCGCGACGTATCTGGGTCGACGGCCAATCTGGTCCGTGGACCGTGGGGCGCTGCATGACGGCCTACCTTGCCACCATCGCGCACAAACCGTCGCACGGCCGGCGCCAGGACGCATGGAAGGCGATGCAGGGGTTCTGGGCGCAGGTCGATCCCACGCTAATCGACGAGACCATGTGCCGGGCCTATCACGCGCGCCGCCGCGCGGCCGATTCAACCGCGCGCTACGAGTTGCTCCAGCTATCGACCGCGCTGTGGTGGGCAGTGGACAATGGCCCGCGCCTCCCGCGCCGCCCGACGATCTGGCTGCCGCAGGCGCCAGAGACCAAGACCCGCCACCTGACGCACAGCGAGTTTGCCCGCTTCTTCGCCGCGGTGCGCGCTGACCACGCCCGGCTCTATGTGATGCTGGGCCTCTACACGATGGCCCGGCCGACCGCGATCCTCGAACTGACGTGGGATCGTGTGGACTTCATGCGGCGGCTGATCGACTTCACGCCGGACGGACACCGCCGCACAGCCAAGCGCCGCACGGTGGTTCCGATCTCGGACGCATTGCTGCCCGAACTGCAACGCGGGTTCGAGGCGCGCACCACCGAATGGGTGATCGAACGCGGCGGGCAGCGCGTGGCCTGCATCAAGAAAGCGTTTCAGGCGGCCAGCGAGAGGAGCGGTGTCCATGCGACACCCTACACCCTGCGACACACTGGCGCGGTCTGGGCAGCGGAAGCTGGGGTTCCGATCACTGAACTAGCACAATTTATGGGGCATAGTGACGATAGGACCACACAAAAACATTACAGTCGTTATTCGCCTGAATACCTGCTAAAGGTGGCAAATGCGATAGGGAGTGTAGATCGTGCCGCTGGGTAAATGTTCCGCCGAGGGATGCGAAAAGGTCGCAAAGTTGACCAAAGGGCTTTGCCCAACGCATTACATGAGGCTACTTCGACATGGGCGAGTGGATGCTTGTCGTGGATGGAATTCAAAAGCCCATCTTCATTCTAAGCACCGGATGTATAATTCATGGCAAGCAATGATTTTGAGGTGTCATGACGCCAAAAACTCATCGTATGGTCGATATGGAGCGAGGGGCGTTCAGGTGTGCCAACGGTGGCGGGAAAACTTCCAGAACTTTCTAGCAGACATGGGTGATCGGCCAATTGGCATGACCCTCGACAGGATTGATCCGACCGGAAACTACGAACCTGAAAATTGTCGCTGGGCTGACATTAAAACCCAGCGGGCAAATATTTCAGCAGCCGGAGATCAACGTATGCGAGAAGGCACGAGCGCTGCCATCAAATCCTATTGGCGCAAGTGGCGAGAGGAGCGCGGTTTCGCGCCGGATGAGACCCATCGCAAGCGCCGCCAGGCAGGAAAAATCAAGTAAGGTTCAATAAGGGCCACCGGCCCCTGTCCCCGAAGGGAATAAGAATGGCTGATTTGTGCGGAAAAATGTGGTCGGGGAGAGAGGATTCGAACCTCCGGCCCCTGCCTCCCGAAGGCGCTTCCCCTGCTTTCACGCGGCACTTTCCCGTGCCGTCTGGCCGCGCGCGTGCCCCATATGATCGCGTCTGTTCCCGCTCGGTTCATGCCCGAGGTTCAAGGCTCACCTTCGGCCCCTGTCTTACCCCCACCAACCAAGGAGACGCATCATGAGCCATACGCCGGAACAATGCCGCGCCGCTCTGAAGAAGGCCCGTGGCCAATGAGCGGGCTGGGCAATGGGTGGCGGTCGATGCGTTCAGCCCCGCGCAATGGGACTGCGGTCCTTCTGCTGTTTGATAACGACTTTATCGAAGGGCATTGGTTCGAGGCTGACTGGCTCGATGATGGCGGTCGCTGGGAAGTCGTGTCGCTTCCGTCGCACGGTTGCGGTTGTTGCGGAGAAAATAACCCGCCGCCGACCGCTTGGCGTCCTCGCCCCGCCCCACCGGAGCCCAGCCAATGAGCGCCCCCACCATACCCGAAGGCTGGACGGCGCATGATGGGAAGCGGAACGGCCGATCAGATTTGCGCGCGCCGGAGCCATTG